AGCGTGTTGGCGCACCAGCTGCCACGGCTCTGATGGAAAGCCTGCTCGGGGCATCGCCCACCAGCGAGGCTGTGGCCGACATGGCTCGCAAGTATGCCGTCGATGAGTATGGCGGCGTTAAGGTGCCCGGCAAAGCTTACGAGCGCAAAGGTTCGGAGATTGCCGAGAGGCTGCGTGAAGCCAAGTCTGTTGGCGACGTCCTCGGACTAGAAGCTACACCCGCTGGCGCTGGCTTCACCGAAATCGGCAGCAAGCAGCCAAGGATTTTGGGTGAGCACACAAGCACCGGCATCATGTCAGATGAGCTTGAGGCCCCAGAACAACAGACATTCAGCGGCCTGATTGGGCGAGATCTCCTGTCTATCGTTGGCGACAACACTGGCCGACACATCGTAACGGGCGTCAAGGGTGAGACGCTTGAGAATCCGGTCAAGTCTATGGCAGGATTTGAATACATTGATGTTCCGGGGCAGGGTTACGCTGGGGCGCAGAGTGCGCAGTCAGGAAAATTGAACGAGGCACTGGCTTCGGAAGACCCCTACCTGATCAGTGTGATGATGGCTGAGAAGTCTGGGGACTTCGCGCGCCATACTGGCAACGTCTACGGCGAAATGGCGAAATTCGCTAAAATCGCCAGCAAGGACGTTGAAAAGGTTGACGAAGCAATTCGCAACATCAGCCAGCCCATCAAGCGCAAGGTCGTCATGCCGGATGGGTCTGTGAAGATGGTCGGCGAGACCATCAAGCCTTTTACGGACTTTCCCTCGGTGAAAGACCCGAGCGCCATCTTGAATTACATCAACTCTCTGCCCACAGGAACGCAGCGCGCCTACTTCCTCAAGGGTCTTGATCGCGCCATGTTTGAAAAGGCTGGCCTGCCGAGCGTTGCTGATGCGCGCCTTGCTGTGGCAGATGCTCGCCAGCTCGGCATGGACTGGGGCACGACTGGCTATCGTGGCTTTACGCCTGACATTGAAAAGGGTTTGCTCAAGACAACGCCTGAGCAATCGACCACTTACGACACTGGCATCGACAAGCTTGGCAAGTCCCAGACCCTGATCGGCGAGGGCATGGGCATCCCGGCCAACCTTGTCTTCCGTGATCTGGCTGCAGCAATGCGCGCCAAGGGAACGGGCGGCAGGCTTGCGATGACGTCTCCAGATTACAAGGTGTACGAATCCAGCCCGAAGCGCGCCAAGCAGCGTGTGGATATGCAGCTTGCGGATATGCTGGACACGTTCCTTGAGATTGAGCGCCGTTATGGCCGGGAACCTGCGATGCGCTACGCTGGCGACCTTCTGTCTGGAGATCAGATCACAGGCGACATGATCAAGGCGGCCCGCAGGGAATATGCGCCCGGCTTCGCCGAAGGTGGCTCAATCGAGGAACTCGACCAGAAGTACGCCGAAGGCGGCTCCGTCAACGCTGATGACGAGCTCCAGCGCGCAATTTTGTTGCGCGACTTGGAGATGATGGCGCAAGAGCGCAGCCCCGACGCGGTGCCTGCGCAAGAGCCGAGCCTGATGAACGTCGGCGGCGTCGGTGACAGGCTGGCCTTGGTCAACAAGTACCTCAACCCGGTAGAAGCGATCGGTGAAGCGATGCGCGCCGGGTCTCGCCTGACGTCTGCGGATGCGTCTGGGTATGATCGCTTGGCTGCCTTGGGCGACATGCTCTCGGGAGTGGCTGGCGTCGCCGGGCCTGCGGCTGTTGCAAAGCGTGCGGGTGCGCCCGCTGCTGCTGCGGTGATGGAGGGGCTGACGGGTGGCGCGCCTGCTGCCAACACGGCACCATTCGGTAAAGACTGGTCGGATGTTTACCACTGGTCCAGATCGCCTGATGACTTCTCGGAGTTTGACTTGAGCCAGTCGAAGTCGGCCATGAGCCAGCTCGGCCCGCATGTCGGGACGCCGCAAGCTGCCGAGGCACGCTACATGGGCTTTGCAAAGCCTGAGGGCGTGCCGCCAGCCATGGGCTTCACCCTCCCGATGAAGGCTGACTTGTCCAAGCCGTTTCTAAACCCGGTTACCGGCAAGCCTTGGACTGAGATGGACTTGGAGATGTTCATCTCGGCGGTGTCTGACACAAACAGCATGGATCGCCGCCTCGTTGCGCCGTTTATACGCGAACGCTTGGCCAAAGAAGGTTACACGTCGATCCCGTACATGAACGACGTTGAAGACGCTGGAAGCGTGAGCCACATCATGCTGGCTGATCGTCCGACAGGCAGCGACGCCGTCTTGCGTTCGCGCTTTGCCAAGTTCGACCCGGCGATGCGCGCCTCAAAGAACATCAGCGCAGGTGCGGCTGTCGGGGCTGCGGGACTTGGCGCATCCCAGTACGACCCGGACGCAATCGAGGCCCGCGCCAGTAAGGCTGGCAAAAATGAGTTTGCGGCTGGCGGCGCTGTCAAATACGATCCCTCTGCCGTAGACCGGATCATCAACCAACTTCGCGAGGTCAACCGTGGCTGATATGGACGAGAACGAGGACCGGCTCGAAGGCGAGATGGTTGAGCTGATGGACGAGACCTCAGAGGTCGAGGACACCGAGGACGGTGGAGCCATCATCCGCCTTGAGAACGAGGAAGACGAGCGCAAGAACCTTGAGCACTTCGCCAACATCGTCGACGAGGTTGACCCCGGTGAACTCAAGGCGGCTGTGCATGATCTCCTTGAAAAGATCGACCGCGACAAGGAAGCCCGCGAAAAGCGCGACAAACTCTACGAGGAAGGCCTGCGTCGTACGGGACTGGGCGATGACGCCCCCGGCGGCGCGCAGTTCACGGGTGCGACTAAAGTCGTACACCCGATGCTGGTCGAAGCCTGCGTGGACTTCTCCGCGCGCTTCATGAAGGAGGTCTTCCCGCCTTCTGGCCCGGTGAAGAGCAAGATTTACGGCGAGTCGGACAAGGTCAAAGTCGAGAAGGCTCAGCGCAAGGCTGAGTTCATGAACTGGCAGACCACCGAGCAGATGACCGAGTTCCGGGGCGAGCTGGAGCAACTGAGCACGCAGCTCCCCCTCGGCGGCGGCCAGTACATGAAGTTCATGTGGAACCCGCAGCATCGCCGCCCGGCCAGCGAGTTCATCCCGATTGATGACGTCTATCTGCCGTTCGCCGCGACGAACTTCTACACCGCCGAGCGCAAGACGCACGTCCAGTACATCACGAAGATGGAGTACCAAAAGCGCGTCAAGTCGGGGATGTACCGCGACGTTGATGTCGGCATGCCCGAAGACCCGGACTTCAGCAAGGCGAGCCAAGCCAACGACAAGATCGAGGGACGCAAGGACTCCAGCTACAACGAGGACGGCCTGCGCACAATCTTTGAGGTTTACACGTATCTCTCGTTCGACGAAGAAGACCTGAGCCCGTACATCCTGAGCATCGACAAGTCGAGCGGCCAAGCCCTCTCGCTTTACCGCAACTGGGAGGCCGAGGACAGCTATCGCAAGGAGCTGGACTGGATCGTCGAGTTCCCGTTCGTGCCGTGGCGCGGGGCTTACCCCATCGGCCTGACGCACATGATCGGCGGTCTAAGCGGTGCCGCGACGGGCGCCCTGCGCGCCCTGCTCGACAGCGCCCACATCCAGAACATACCCACGCTGCTGAAGCTAAAGGGCGGCCCCAACGGACAGACCATCAACCTGCAGCCGACCGAGGTTGTCGAGATGGAGGGCGGCGCGCTGATTGACGACGTGCGCAAGCTTGCCATGCCGATGCCGTTCAACCCGCCGAGCCCAGTGCTGTTCCAGCTTCTGGGCTTCTTGGTGGATGCGGGCAAGGGCGTGGTGCAGACCTCGTTCGAGAAGCTGTCTGACCAGAACCCCAACCAGCCCGTCGGCACCACCATGGCGCTGATTGAGCAGGGCATGGTGGTTTTCAGCAGCATCCACTCGCGCCTGCACAGCGCCATGGCACGCTGCTTCAAAATCCTGCACCGCATCAACTCGGCATATCTGACCGAGGAAGACATCGCAGCGCAGGAATCGGGCCTTGAGATCGACCCGTCAGACTTCGACGGCCCGTCGGATGTCGTGCCGGTCAGCGATCCAGCGATCTTCAGCGAGACGCAGCGCTTCGCCCAGATTCAGGCCATCATGCAGCGGGCGGCCATGATGCCGCAGCTCTACGACCAGCGTAAGGTCGAGGAGATGTTCCTGCGCACCCTGAAGGTGCCGGGAGAGGAAGTCCTGCAGCCGCTGTTGACCGAGCAGGATATGGACCCGGTCAGCGAGAACGTGGCAGCTGCGATGGGCAGGCCGCTCTATGTGCTGCCGCGTCAGGATCACTTGGCCCACATCATGACGCACATGGCGTTCCTGAAGTCGCCGCTGCTTGGCGGCAACCCACCGATCATGCAGGCCTCGCTCTACGCAATGGCGCAGCACCTGAAGGATCACCTGCTGAACTACTACCTCGTTGAGTCGCACAATGCCGTGGACAAGGCAGAGCGTGAGGGTCTGATTGAGTCTGACGCCGAGCAGCAGGTCAAGCTGATCCTTCAGGTCCAGCAACTGATTGAGCAGCAGCTTGGTGGGTTCGGTCAGGAACTTGCGACCATCACGCAGGCTGCCGAGCAGTTCAAGCCGCAGCCTCCGATGCCGCCGGACAACAGCATGCAGATCGCGCAGATGAACATGCAGATGAAGGGTCAGGAGATGCAGCAGCGCGCTGCGATTGACCAAGGCCGCATGCAGATTGAGTCGCAGAAAATGCAAATGGATCAGCAGCTTGAGGCTCAGAAGCTCGCCGCGCAGCAGCAGGCTCGCGCCGAGCAGATGCAGCTTGATATGTTCAGGCAGCAGCAGGAAAGCATGCGCACCGCAGAGGAGATCGCGTCTCGTGAGCGCATGAACACGGCTGACAACGACACCGCGAAACTGCTTGCCGCAGCCGAGATGGCGACGGGTGAGAAGGTCGCCGTGAGTACCGGCACAGGCATCAATCCCAACCCCTGATAGGAGAGCGCTATGAGCGACGACCCGAACAAGTCCAAAGAAGTCCAGATGAACAGCGCCTTGGTTAAGCAAAAGCACCGCATGGCTGCAGGCGAGAAGGTTGACGGGCAGTCCCTGCCCCCCGCGCCCAAGGTTGAGAAAAACCAAGCGTGAGCATTGAAGCTAAACTGTTAAACCGGCTCAAGGCAGAACAGCAGCAGTTCGCTGTTGACGCCTTGAGTCGGCCACAAGCTCGCGATGCCTTTGAGTACGGGTATCGTGTCGGCGTCGTTGCCGGATATGAGGCAGCGATCAACGTACTCTTAAAACTTCTTGATGAGGAGAAATATAGTGACAACGACCTCTGAGAGCGCAATGGCGGAGGCTTTCCCGGACGTTGATCCGGGCGTACAGCCTTTCGGTAGCCGCGTTCTGGTTCAAATCCGGACCCCCAAGACGATGACATCGGGCGGCCTTATTCTTCACAGCGAATCCCGCGACACTGAAAAGTGGAACACGCAGGTGGCGAAGGTCATCAGCACGGGCCCGCTGGCGTTCAAGAACCGCAACACCCAAGAGAGCTGGCCCGAGGGTCAGTGGTGCAAGCCGGGTGACTTCGTTCGCGTACCCAAATACGGCGGCGATCGGTGGGAAGTCCCCTTGGGTCGGCGCGGAACGAATGGCGACATGGAGTCCGCTATGTTCGTGATTTTCAACGACCTTGACATCATCGGGCAGGTTACCTCTGACCCGCTGGCGATCAAGGCATTCATCTGAAAGGAGATGAACGATGACTAGAGGTGAATACCGCGTAGGGATCAATTTCAACCCGTCTGCTGACAACATGGTCGACAGGATTAAGCGCACTGCGGCGAATTTCATCGACCTGATCGACGAGATTCCGTCCCTCGGGGCCGAGACTGAGGAGCAGCTTGTCTTGGCGGGAGAAGTCGCCCGTCTCAAGGCGCTTGCCCAAACCCACATTGAGGATGCCGCCATGTGGGCCGTGAAGGCCGCAACCAAGCAGGAGCCGAAGTGATGCCTGAAGCACTCCGCGAAGACGACGACAATGATGAAGACATCGTCATTGTCGAGGACGAGAGCCAACTCTCGCAGAACAATGAAGACGATGACGACGATCAGGATGACGAGCAGGTAGCTCGATCCGGCGACGATGACACCGAAGACGAGCGCGAGGCTATCCGCGAGCGCCGCCGTCAGGAAAAGCAGGAACGCAAGGTGCGCCGCGATGAGGCCATCAAGCGTGACAAACTGGAGCTGGACTTCCTGCGCAAGCGCAATGACGACCTTGAGCGCCGCGTGTCGGCCCAAGAGCAGCGCACGCACAAGATGGACTTGAGCAGCTTTGACGCCGAGATTTCTCAGGCGTCCAAAGAGGCTGAGATGGCTGAGCGCGTCATCGCCAAGGCGGTGGCGGCGGGCAACGGCGAAGACGTCACGCAGGCCATGCGCTATCGCGATCAGGCTCTGGCCCGCATTCAGTTGCTGAACTCCCAGAAGAACCAGTTCGCGGCGCAGCGGCCCCAGCCGCAGCAGATCGACGACATCACGATGACCTATGCGAAAGAGTTCATCGCGGAGAACCCATGGTATGATGCTCAGGGCCGCGACGAAGACTCAGCCATTGTCATCGCGATTGACCAGTCGCTCTCCAAGGACGGCTACGATCCGCGCTCCGCAGACTACTGGGATGAGCTGCGCCGCCGTGCGGCACGCCGTTTGCCCGAGCGGTTCGACGCCCAGAAGCCTGCCAAGAGAGCCGCAGAAGACCGCAACGAGCCGCGCCGCGAGCCTCGTGGTGGCCCTGCGGTGGGATCGGGCCGAGAGCACGCTCCCGCCAGCACTCGCAAGGAGATTTACGTCTCCCCCGAGCGCAAGCAGGCTCTTATTGAGGCCGGAGTGTGGGATGACCCCGTACTGCGCTCAAAATACGTCAAGCGCTATGCCGAGTACGATCGGCAGAACCGCTCTTGACCGGGATTGTGTTTTTAGCCATCCCGACTTATAGTTCACTCAATCGCTGGAAGGAGCGAGTAGCATGACCGACGAACGACTAAAGAAATCCGCTGGAGAAGGCCGCGAAAACAGAGCGCTGCAGGACCGCGCTGTAACTGAAAATCGCGAGATTTCCGATGATGAGCGGGTTGAGATGTTCCGTCAGCAGTTTTTTCAGTCCTCTCTACCGGACTTGCCAAAAATCCCCGGCTGGCACATGTGCTGGCTGACGACCACCAACCCGCGTGACTCGATCCATATGCGTATGCGATTGGGTTATGAACCCGTGAAGCCGGAAGACATTCCCGGCTGGGACTATGCCACGCTGAAGACAGGCGATTGGGCAGGGTTCATCGGTGTAAACGAGATGCTCGCGTTCAAGCT